CAACGTGATGAATGAATCTTTCCTTGAAAGGTTCCCTGTCACTATCGAACAAACGTACCCGACCAACAAGATTGAGGAGAAAATCCTGGTCAATGAGTTGGCTAAAAACGATAAGGTCGATAATGATTTCGTGGGCAACCTTGTCAAGTGGGCGGACGTTATCCGCAAAACATTTATGGATGGTGGAGTTGACGAGCTTATCTCTACACGCCGTCTGGTACATATCGTAGGTGCTTTTAGCATCTTTGATAATAAGATGAAGGCTATCGAAATGTGTGTTTCACGTTTTGATACTGAAACAAAGGAGTCGTTCCTTGATTTGTACACCAAGGTTGATGCTGGTGTATCGGTTGATGACATTATGGCTGAAAAGTCTAATGATGATGATGAGGAATACGAATCCGAAGATGATGGCTTCTAATTATTGGAAGCAAATGGGGTATGGATTGCCATACCCCATAATTTTTAAACTTAAACATGGAGAAAAACATGACAGACAAAACAAAACTTTCGACAGCTGTAGCCGAGACGGTGGAGTTTTGGAAGTATCATAAGGTAATACCTAAAGGTTATGTCTTAATGCCGTATGATAAGGTCAAAGGAATAAAAGCCGCTAAGACAAAAGACTTTTATACTGCAATAGGATTTCCCGATTATTGGGATGACCGTGCCGGTGGCGAGAAAATTCCAGGATTTTATATGTTCCTTTCGCTTACTGAGGCAGCTGAATCAGCATCACCTGGGTGTGCTGTACCATCAGGCATCAAAGCAAAAGAATTAGTGGAGAATCTGACAGAATATTCTCCCAAAGCCTTGTATGAAGGTATGTCGGATAATGTTGCTGATAGAATTACAGCTCCAAAACCGACAGCTGCTAGTGACCATGGTCTTGGCAAGTGGCTTTATGATAATGACCTTGGCAAGGATGATGTACAAGTCTTGGTTGTAATATTGGCTGATGAGGAAACTGGGGAGTTAGTTGGAGGTCCGAGATTAAAGAAAATTGAAGATGCCTGGTTTGAGCATAATACAGAGAATAGTACACATGGTGACCGTTTCTTTGTTGCTAGTTATTCGGCTGTAGATGGTGAACATGGCACTGAAATGAATACCGTTTCAACAGTGATTGCTAAAGCTAATAAATCTAAATTGGATTTTATCCAACTGAAAGTTTATGAGAGAGTAATCCAATTGAATATGGAAGAACTTTTAGAAAGACAACGTGAAGCTTTAAGTGATTATGAAATGGAAGAGGATACAGAAGAATGAGTATTATAATGCCAAGAGTTATTGGATATGAAGTCTGTGAGTATACCAACAAAACTTTAGGTTGGTCTATAATGTCTAAAGATGCAGTACAAAGCACTTTAGATAAACGACAATTTAAAGTTGTAAAACGCTTTGATGATTTACAGGAAGCTAGAAAGATGCTTGAAGAAGATAGGGATCCAGATACACATGAATCTCCTTATGTTCTACGATACATTTTTCAGGAGATTGAACCAGATGATAGTTTACATTGATGGGTATAGGTCTCATAACCTACAATTGTCAGCGTCACTATTAGAGGCTGTTTACTTTTATGCTAAAGAATTGTTAGGTGGTCGTCAAGCACGACATCTTACAATGGAGATTAAGCTGACTAAAGAGTTAAAAAAGAAAACCGGTGCTTATGGGTTGTGTCATATTATAGATGATGATTTGGATAAACCCAGAGAGTTTATGGTCGAACTAGATGCTAGTATGGGAAATAGTTTTAAACAAATACTAATTTGGTTGGCCCATGAAATGGTACACGTTAAACAATTTGTCAAAGGTGAATTGTGGGATTATGAAGATACTAGAGTTGTATGGAAATCTAAACAGTATTCAAATAAACAACCATATAATGAACAACCATGGGAGAAAGAAGCATATCGCTTAGAGGAGAAATTATTTAATCTTTGGGAGAAAAGTTATGGTTAAAGAAATGGATAAGTATAGATGTTATTATGAAGCCGAATTTCCTGTAGATGAGTATGGGAGACTTGGTGGATTATATTCATTGGCAGATTTGCCCATTGCAAAATATGAGAAGTTGTATCGCAAAGGTAATGTAGTGGCCAGAAATGAACCTGGAACAAAGTATCTAGTCCGTGATGTAGAAAGTATGTTTGAGATTTGGGTGCCTGTTAAAGATGTATATATGGGCGACCAAAAAAATGGTGGTGATGATGTACCATCAAAAAATGGTAGCGAACACGTTAAGAGGAAATCGAAATTTGAGTAAGCGACAAAAATTATTGGATGCCGTAAGATTAGTTCGGCAAGAGGTCATTAAGGAATTAAAGACTGGAAAATTTGTAAAAGAAATTGAGAGATTTCAATTGGAAGAAGCTGTTAAATCTCTTGATACTACTGAAAAGTATTTGTTGAGTTATTTACAGGTGGATAAGTATTATGGTAAATGATATCATGGTGACTCAAGATTTGCAAAGTTTTTTTCAATCTAAACAAGATAGAATTCGTAATGCTGATTATCCTGACCAGATGAGGCCTAAGCAGGACAGAAAACCTTTGAAAGGTATAGCCAGACAACTATATCTTGACAAGAGAGTAAAACTGTCTAACGCCGAGGCTCTTGCTAGTAGTGGTACTGGTATGGGTCTTATGAAACCAACCCCGGTACGAAAAAAGAAGGAGAAAAAAAATGAAACGTGAACGATATTAATTTAGAGCAGTATAATAAATGGAGATAAAGACCTGCCAATGACAGTGCAGGCCACAGTGACGACTGTGAATATGATATAGAAGATAAACAAATACAAGTATGAAAAAGGCTCTGTTTCAACCGATATCCTCTGCTTAATGTTTTCAAACCCCACTGGAAGTCTTGTACAGCAGGTGGGGTTTGTTTTGCGTTTTCAATTCTTATAAATAAAAGAAATTTGAGGAGAAACTGACAATGACACAATTGATTGACCCGAAGGAATTTACGGAGGCGGCGACCCATTTGAGGTCGTTTTTTTTTGACCGTGGTTTTGAAGAAGTACATACACAAAACAGATTATCAATATTAGCAGCTTGTGAAGATCCAACAACAGTAGCAACATATAATTATGCCGGAGAAATATGGCCATTGCCACAAACCGGCCAAATGTGGCTAGAATACGAACTACTTAATAGACCCCATGTTCCGGGGTTTTTTTGTATCTCCACATCCTATAGAGAAGAACCAAATATTACAGAAGGTAGACATGATATTATTTTTCCAATGTTTGAATTTGAAATGCCAGGTACCATTGACGATTTAGAAAATATGGAAAAAGAACTTATAGAATATTTGGGTTGGTGTTCTAAAGGAGGAATTGTTGCTAAAGATTATCTAGAATGGTGTGAGATATATGAGGTAGACGAATTAGAACATCAGCACGAATCAGCGATGTGCCAAAATTGGAATGGTAGAGTTTGTATGATTAAAAACTTTCCCAATTATACAAGTCCATTTTGGAATATGAAACAGAATGGTGACGGTACTGCTGCGAAGATAGATGTGATTATAGCAGGAATGGAAACTATAGGCTCAGCTGAACGTAGTAGTGATACAGATGAAATGAGAAATATGTTTCATACTATCTCTGATGGTCTATATGCTAATTTGTTGTTTGATACATTTGGTAAGAATAGAGTAGAAAAAGAATTAGATGATTTTCTTGATTTAGATTTCTTTCCAAGAGTAGGTGGTGGGATAGGCATGACACGTTTTATCAAAGCAATGAATATGTATAAAGTTAGCGGCATTGTAGCCAATATGCACGGATAAAAAAGATCCGGGGTGGCGGAACAGGCAGACGCACTAGGCAGTTTACCTAGGGTTCTTTGAACGTGGTGGTTCGATCCCACCCCCCGGAGCCAAATTTATATTTAGTATTTCCTATATAAATATTAGCATGAATACAGGCTTTTTAGGACGTGATGGCTTTATATGGGCTATTGGTGTAGTTGAAGATAGACATGATCCAGATAAGATGGGTCGTGTTAAAGTTAGATGGTTGGGCTACCATACGGCAGAACAATCAAAAATAGCTACTGAAGATTTACCTTGGTCGCAAGTTATGCAACCCGTGGGTGGGCACACTATGTCGGGCGTTGGTGAATCTCATCCGGGTATAGAAGAAGGAACTTGGGTTATAGGATTTGCAAGAGACCCAGAGTCTCTACAGGATTGGATTATTATGGGTACTCTTCCCGGTATGAATACTCAACCGTCTAAACACAGCGCTAAACCAGTAGAAGATGGATTACCTCATGGTGGTTGGGGAAGAAGTAGTGAAAATGGAAAGTTCGGCTTTTTTGATCCAACCGGAACATCAGCCTCAGATAAAGAATTATCAGATATTCCATTTCCGCCTTCCGCTGCTACTTGGAGAAAAGAAACAGAAACTACCATCACACCCAATGTCGATGTTATAGAAACGGCTAATAATCAATATTGGGGTCCTGGTCCATTTGATAAAATGAAGTTGTATAGTGATGAAATACTTTATGGTACTGCACCATCTTATCAAGCAACTAGGGATGCTGAGCTCGACCTACCAAAAGGAACAGCAAAAACAGTTCCGATATCAACTCATACCGATGCTTTATTTGAAACTTACGGAACTACAAGAAGGATAGTAGGTCCACCTACAGATTCTACACGATTTTGGACTAATATAGAAAAAAGTGAAAATGCTACTAATATAAATCTCGGTCATGTGATAAGTACGGGATACACAACTACAAACACACCCACATATCCAGTTATTTCAGAAGTTGCTAAAAGACATCGAACTCCATATCCAAGAATGGCTATGTGTCGAAAGAAAAGCATAGAGAAGTTGTATGGCAAAACGATGTTAGATAAAATTGAAAAACTTTTTGATGATGGAGTATATGGTGATGTAGGTAAAAAGAAATGGAAAGATGTACCTGATACACATAGAATTGCTATACCTTTGAGTGATTATAATAGACTTGCACGTGGTGGTATGAAAATTACAGATATTACATTTTCACCATCAATTAAGGTAACAGTAGATTCACTTACTGAGGAAATTCAGAAAGATGATATAATTATGCTATCTGGTATTCATGGTACGCATGAATTAAATGGTAGAAGATTTAAAGTTAAGAAATTATCGGGTAAAGTAATTACTATTGGTAGTGATGATGGTACGCCTATATCCGGTCCAGGTGATACAGATGTTACGAAATATTCTAAAAACAATAAAATAAATCCAATGGCTACTCAAGCGGGCTGGGAGTATGGAGATGATTTTGAATTCTCACAATACAGAGGTGGCGGAGTTGTATTAACTGATGGTCACTTTATGATAAGGAGACGAGCAGAAACAAGAGAGAAGTGGATCAACATTGGTTATGGTACGTTTGCTAACCCTGCCAAAATCCCCTTTAACGGTGGTAATAGAACTAAAGAAGTTATGACCCACTATTGGAGTGAACCCACTTCAGCATATGCTGCACAATATCCTTATAATAAAGTTTATGAATCTGAATCTGGACATATTATGGAATATGATGATACTCCTGGAGCAGAGAGAATCAACCAGATGCATCGGTCTGGTACTTATTATGAGATAGATGACAGTGGTAATAAAACTACAAAGGTCACAGGTGACAATCACAATCTAACTATTCACGATGACTACCTTTATGTGAAGGGTAAGATACTTTGGACCGGTGATGATGAAATTATGATACAGGCGAATGACCAAATGACAGTTGGCGCTAAATGGAATATTCGTTTAGTGTCTGACCATAATATTGATATACACGCCAAGGGAGACTTGAATCTGAGAGGACATAATGTAAATATTGAGGCTAATGAAAATAGTATCAATATGCAAGCCGGACAAGTGAAAGTCAAGGCTCTTGGGTATCGGGCTGATACAGCTATAGGTAGTGGATATAAGGGCAAAGGCGGCCAAGACCAAGCCTTTGGTGGATTAATACATTTAGAATCTGCGGAAAACGGGACCGCTGGAGGTAGAATTGTTTTGAAAGTGCCTCATGGTGATCCTTTTATGGGATTGGATGGTGGTGCAGATTTTGCTGGTAACTTGGAATTACCAGGAGGTGCTATCGTACATGAAGGTGGTACAACTGTAGATATAACTGATTCGCCCAAATCTAGAAATACATTACAGGCAAGAGTAAACTTTGCATTCAAAGCAGCTGACTCTGTAACTAGTAGTACTAGTGGGTCTTATACTAATGCTGAAGGTGATATAGGTACTTGGGGTTCACTTTCTGATGCAACTCATGTAAACTGGATGCAAATGACCGGTCCGTCAGTTAACCCGATTATCGTCGGTGAGGAGAAAAAATTAGGTAAACCACAGACTAATCCTTTTGCTGGATCAACATCGCCTGCTATTAATGAAAATGCTGAAAAGATTAGAGACTTACACGACACAGAGGTAGATTAATAAAATGCCACGTTCAGATGAAAATGAAGAAAAAACTATAGAAGGGTCTGGAGCTTGGTCTGATGGTTGTTGGAATAAAGGCAAAGGTGTTACAATATCCAGTGTAGTGTCAAGTGCGTTGACATCTATATCTACTACAAGCACTTCAGTTCCTACGGATGAAATAAGGGGAGCGGATGATAATAATGATGATCCGGATGTGGACACTGGCACCCCTGATGATCCGGGTCAAGACGATACTGCAGCCGGGGATGAGGATAATCATCCAGGGTGGGTGTAATGAACGTAAACAAGTATAAATAGTACAAATGCCTATAACATATAACACAGGGTATGATGATGCCCAAGCTACAAACGAAAGTCCTAGAAGTACTTTTATCTATAAGGACTTAAATTTATTTTTTACTAAAAATCCATTATCTAGCGATGTTAGTAAGGTAACAGATGTTCAGGCAATAAAACGTAGTGTAAGAAATCTAGTATTAACGAATAGAGGCGAACGTCTATTTCATCCTGAGATAGGTGGAGATGTACATGGGTCTTTGTTTGAAAATTTTACACCGATAACAGAAATTGAATTACAATCTGCTATAACTAATACTTTGGAGATATACGAACCCAGAGTTATTTTGGAAGAAGTTGTGGTGAATAGTCCTACTGGCAGAGATTTAGATAATAATAGATTAAGAATAACAGTTAGGTTTTCATTAGCTAATGTACCAAACGAAATAGAGGAAGTAGAAGTCTTCCTGGATAGGATACGATAATGGCAGTCAATACACAAGGCAAATTAGAAATTACAGATTTAGATTTTGATACAATTAAATCAAATCTCAAAACTTATTTAAAAGGGCAGTCTGAATTTACAGATTACGATTTTGAAGGATCTGGTATGTCCGTATTGTTAGATGTGTTAGCATATAATACACATTACAATGCTTTCATGGCAAATATGCTTGCTAATGAAATGTTCCTTGATACCGCAGTCAAAAGAAATTCGGTTGTATCTCATGCTAAAAAATTAAACTATACTCCAGTTTCGGCTAAAGCACCAAAAGCAAATCTTGATGTAACAGTAAATGATGCTACATCAGGATCTTTAACTTTATCTGCAGGTCATGTCTTTGCTGCTACAGTTACCGGAACACAATATCAGTTTGTAGCAATCGATGATGTAACAATACAACCTGATAACGGAATTTATACCTTTGATAATTTACCTGTTTATGAAGGTACATATGTAACAACACAATATACAGTAAATACATCTGACGCAGACCAACGATTTATTTTAGATAATGATAATATTGATATCTCCACATTAAGCGTTACTGTACAAACTTCTTCAACCGATACAACAACCACAACATATACAAAGGCAGATAATATTGTAGATGTCAAGAGTACTACAGCTGCTTTCTTTACACAAGAAACAACAGATGGAGAATGGGAAATATATTTTGGTGATGGTGTTGTAGGTAAAGCATTAATTGATGGTAATATTGTTTCTATGAGTTATGTGGTCACAAATAAAGCTGATGCTAATGGAGCAAGTGTATTTACTTCTTCTAGTAATATTGGAGGTAATAGTGATATTACAGTAGTAACGGCAACCGCAGCCGCTGGTGGAGCTGAACCAGATACATTAGATGCTATAAAATATAATGCACCATTTAGCTATGCATCACAAAATAGAGCAGTGACTGCTGCTGATTACAAAGCAATTGTTCCTCAAATATATTCAAATGTACAATCTATAGCTGTATGGGGTGGAGAACACGCTAGTCCGGCAGTCTATGGTAAAGTATATATTTCAATTCGTCCAATGACTGGTGACTCAATTACTGCTGCTACAAAGAATTCTATTATAACACAATTAAACGATTATAAGGTAGCTAGTGTAACTGTAGAAATAGAAGATCCAATAACGATTAAGATTATACCTATTGTGAATTTTAAATTTGATAATTCTGCTACTACAAAAACATCTAGCTCTTTAGAAACTTCAGTTACTACTGCTATTAATAGTTTTAGTGATAATAATTTGGAAAAGTTTGAAGGTATTTTTAGACATTCACAACTTACAGGTACTATTGATGATGTTGATGTTTCTATATTATCTAATATTACAACAATTAAAATTAGTCAGAATATTACTCCGACATTATCTGCTGCCACAAAATATACAGTTTCATTTAGTAATGCTTTACATGATCCAGACGCAGCAGAAAAACAATTATCGTCAACGGGATTTATTATAAGTGGTAATGAAAATACTTTATACCTAGATGACGATGGCGCTGGTGTGGTTAGAACTTATTACCTAGTTGGTTCAACTAGAACTTATGTAGATACTTCTGCTGGTACTATAGACTATGATTCAGGAGAGGTAGTATTGACCTCTCTGAATATTACATCGGTATCAAATTCAGACGGTACAATTACACTTACAGTAATACCGTTATCTAATGATATCGTGCCAGTTAGAAATCAAATTTTAGAAATAGATTCTACTAATATGTCCGTAACAGGATCAGAAGATACAATAGCCTCTGGAGCATCTAATGCTGGTGTATCATATACAACAACATCATCATATAGCAACTAATGGCCTTTAATAATAAAATCTCGCTTAAAGTAGCGGAACAATTTCCAGATTTTGTAAAAGCAGATGCAGCTGGTGTAATTACTTTTTTAGAAAAGTATTATCAGTTTATGGAATCTGCTGAGTTGCAATTAACAAATATTGGAGCTACAAATCAGATTTTATCGGAAGAAGGTACTACTAATTTTATTGTATTACAAAATGAAGGCCCACGTTCTAATATTGGAGTTAATGGTGTTGATAAGATTTTATTAGAAGATACAAATTATGGTGCTTTTGTAGACGGTGAAACAATTACTGGAGATACATCTAAAGCAACTGCTACAATTCGAGTAGAAGATATCAATGGCAATTCTAGATTGTTTATATCAGCTCAACCAAAGTTTATTATTGGTGAAAATATAACAGGCGGAACATCTACTGCTACAGCAGAGATATCTGGGTACAGAGCAAATCCAGTTGAGAATATTTCCCAGTTAATGAAATATGCAGATGTCGATGATACTATAGATTCATTTTTTAACCAATTCAAAAATGAAATTCTAAAAACAATTCCAAAAACATTAACACCGAACCTCAATAAAAGAAAACTGTTAAAAAATATAACAGACTTATATAGGTCTAAAGGTACGAGAAAAGCTCACGAATTATTTTTTAGAATTTTACTTAATGAAAATGTTGAAGTATATTATCCAACTGTGGATATGCTTCGTGTATCTGATGGCAATTGGTCAGACCCAACGATATTAAGAGTACTACAGGACAATGATGTATTACTCATGGAAGATGATGACGAACAAGCTTATGGAACTATATTTTTATTAGATGAAGATAACACCCATATAGAATTAGAAGATTCTACTGAAGCTACAGATGATATTACTAAACTAGTAGGTCAAACAATTACACAAAGTGCTGTTAGGGATGTATCTACTGAACTTGGTGGCGCTCATCATCCTGATACTGCTGGTTATCAAGGACCTACAGGTGGATATACAGACGTAGGTTTAGCAACTGCGAAAGTTGAATCTGTAACACAATTTCAATTAGGTAGTATTACCTTAAACGAATTGACATTGAGCGATAATAGTGTAAGTGGAACTTTTATATCAGGACAAAATATAACTGGTTTATCTAATGTGGATCAAACTACTACG